CCAAAAGCAGCTAAACGCATAGGTATTTCAAAATCAACAGGTGAAGAATTTATGAAAGCAGATAAAGGTAAAAAGTTTGGTAAAGGTGGTTTAGACTCAATCTTCAAAGGTAAAGAATCATACAGCGAAGAATTGAAAGAAGGTAAAGCCATTAAGTCAGGTAAGATTTCTCCACAGCAATATGCTAAAGGTGAGAAGATGGAAAAAACTAAAATGAATAAAGGTGACAAAGCACCGCCTAAAGCAATGGATATGGGTTCAATGGGTATGAAAAAAGGTGGGATGGCTAAGTGTATGGCTAAAGGCGGCGCGGTTAAAGCTGATGGTAAAGCCATTCGCGGTAAAACCAAAGGACGGTTTGTGTAATGCAAACCAAAGACTACCCAGCTAAAGGCTTCCCAGCGTACCCTAACGCTAAGGGTACAAAACCCGTGAAAGCGAAAAAAAAGCAAGCAGAATAGGTTAAATTATGGCATCAAATACGTTAGAAGAAATCAGAGAGGCTCTTAAAAACGCTGGTTATTCTGTGAAAAATGATCTTAGCCCAGCGCTAATAAGTGAGTGGGAAAAGCACTTTATTCCTGATGTTGATTACACCGCTTATTTTGATGCCGTAATTAAAGCCGCTAAAGCTGAATACGGTGATAAAGACCCACAAGTCAGTTACTATGTAGCGCAAAAAGCAACGTGGGATAAATGGTCTAAAGATCCAACTAACGCGACGCTAACAGGTGTAGACCTGTCTAATTCAGGTGGTAAGACATATACTGACCTAACACAGCAAGCGAATACAGTTAAACAAATTCTAGCAGAGCAAACAAAAGCACTTAACGATGCAGCTAAACTAGGAACAGCAGCAACTACATTGTCTTTATATGGCGCTGGAACTGCAGATAAGCCCGCTAAAAACAGCATCGCTGCTAATTACAACGCCGCCCAAACAGCGCTAACAAAGGCTCAAGATGCGGTAACTAAAAAAAGTAATCCCACAACATTAGCTAATTTAGCAAAAGCCCAAACCGCTTTTAACACAAACAAAACAGCCTTTGATACGGCACAGCAAATTATTACAGAGAGCGCTAAAGGTGGCTTAACGCCAGCAGAAAAAGTTATCGCTGGCGCATACGATGCCTATCTAAATAAAGCTTACACCCCTTATACTAATTTGCTGTCAGGTACAGTAATACCCGCAGGTGGTACGCAAGCAGATGCAACTAAAGCATCAGTAGATAAGGCGCTTGAATTTTATAAAGCCAACGGTTACATGCCTACAGTAGATTCGGCTGTTTTGGGTCAAGTGCAGACAGCAATTAGTAACTATGAACAACAAAAAATAAAAGACAAGCAGCTTGAAAAAGCGCAAGCTGTCGCGGCGGCTAGCCCAAAAGAAATTGGGCAGACACAAAAAGACATTTCAAACTACAACGCTCTTATTGCTCAAGCCGCTAAAAACGCACCTGTTGTGGCTGATTCTACGGCAGATGTACTTAAAAAAATGAACGCAGCTAAAGGCGAAACAACTCAGGGTATGGGTATGCCAGACATTTTAAAACGTACTGGTGCTCAAGCAGGTGTAACGCCACCTCAGGCTCAACAAAGTCAAGTGCCCCAGTTAGGGCTTAAGTTGTCTCAAGACTTTAATACACGCATGACGCAGCAAGACTTAGCGGCGCAGCAACAACTACAACGCCCAGGCACTTACGCAGCAGGTCAATTTGATCCATTCTATAGCGGGTACTTAGGTGTAGGTAATAACTATGCAACTCAAGATTCGCCTATGTTGCCTGGGGGTATCTGGGCTGGTGGTCCACAAGTAATGACGCCTTCTAAGGTTGGGTTTGGTATTCAAAACGCCTATGACCCTAATGCATATAGCGCCGCTGATTTAGCAGCTAAACCTGTTAACCCTAGTACAGTTGTGGGAAAAGCCGCAGGTGGTTATTTAGATGCTCAGTCTGTAGGGCAAGGCAACCAAGCGTTGCAGCAACAACCACAGCAGCAGAACAATCAGTTAGGGTTAGCTTCTATTCCTAATATGTCACAGTACACTAACTACACAAACAACCCAGGTATGATGTCACCCACCCAAAATACAGATGATGGCGGTGTAGGTGGTATATCTGTTCTAGGGCAAACTAACCCAATGTGGTAACAAATGGCTACATCAGGAACAACAATATTTAACCCCGATTTATCTGAGATATTTGAAGAGGCTTTTGAGCGTCTTGGATACGACAGAAACGGCATGCCTTTTGAGCTGCGTAGTGGGTATGATTTAAAGACAGCGCGTCGAAGCCTTAACTTACTGCTTGCAGAATGGGCTAATCGGGGTATCAATCTTTGGACTGTAGACTCTGGAGAAATTCCTTTATTAGCAAATCAAGCTACTTATGACCTACCATCAGATACTGTCGATGTAGTAGACCATGTTATTCGCCAATACAACGATACGCAAAACCAAACGGATATTACGATTAATCGTATCTCTGTCATAACGTATGCCACCATACCAAACAAACTCACCACTGGTCGCCCTATTCAGGTCTATGTGGATAGAAAAACAACAACACCTACCATTACGGTATGGCCGCTACCTCAGACATCAAACACTTATACTTTTGTCTATTGGCGCCTACGCAGAATGGACGATGCAGGGTCACCTGCGACCAATACAGTTGACGTACCCTTTAGATTCTATGAGGCATTGATTGCGGGTCTTGCAGCTAAATTAGCACTTAAAAAAGCACCAGAAAGTTTATCTATGCTTAAAGCTCTAGCGGATGAAGCGTTTGATTTAGCGGCGGCTGAAGATCGCGATAGGTCACCAATTCGTATGGTACCTAGATTTACGGACTATAGATAATGGCTGTTCCTTACGCTAGAGGGCGGAAAAGCTTTGGATTTTGCGATCGTTGTGGTTTTCGTTGCAAGCTTGATAAAATGCGTAAACTTGTGGTTAAAGGAGATTTGGTTGATATTAAAGTGTGTGAAGAGTGCTTTGAGCAAGATCAGCCACAGCTTCATGTAGGTGAGCAACCTATGTGGGATCCACAAGCATTGCAATTTCCACGTCCAGATAATACTATACCAACAACGAGAGGGTTATTTGGCTGGAGCCCAGTCGCTTCTCAAACTATACAATCCACGCTAAATAGCGTAACTATCGGAGGTTAACATGGCATTGCCAGATCCAAGATTAAGAATTCCACCCACAAAAACATCAGGGCAACCTATGCCACAGCAAAACGTAAATACACCCAAAGCGGCTATGAACCCAAATGTTTCACCCTTAGCAACACCAGGCATGCAACCTCAACAACCACAGCAGGTACCGCAAATGAAAAAAGGCGGCACTGTTAAATGTATGAAAGCTGGTGGTGTTGTGTCAGCGGATATGAAGAAATCAGGGCGCAATGTAGCTCGCGCAGCTAATCAAAAAAGTGGTAAGTCAGTTAAAGTTGGTAGCACTCCTGTGGTAAAAGGTGGCGGTGTTATCGGTAAAACTAAACGCGGGTATGGAGCAGCTAGACGTGGATAAAGTTAAATTTGATAATATTAAACCCGTTCCTGTTCCTAAAGCTAATGGCTACCAAGATCAAATGAAAGGGGTGAAAACATCTGGCGTTAAAATTCGCGGGGCTGGTGCAGCTAAAAAAGGCTTCACCGCTAGAGGTCCACAGGGCTAAGGGGCTTCCTTTGAACTACACAGAATTAAGTGCGGCGCTTGTCGCATACACAGAAAATACAGGGCAAGACTTTGCTGATAACATCCCTACGTTTGTCCAGCAAGCGGAAATGCGTATCTATAATATAGTACAGCTTCCTGCGCTACGAAAAAATATGATGGGTGTTGTCACAGCAGATAACAAATATTTATCGGCGCCTGATGACTTTCTTTCTGTGTTTAGCTTAGCCGTAATTGATGGTACTGGTGAATATCAGTATATGCTTGATAAAGACGTTAACTTTATTCGCGCCGCATACCCAACGCCTACGGCAACAGGGGTACCTAAATACTATGCTATTTTTGGGCCTCAATCTAATCAGGCAACGGAGCTATCGTTTATTTTAGGTCCTACCCCAGACGATGATTATGAAGTTGAGCTACATTACTTTTACTATCCAGAGTCTATTGTCACAGCCGGAACTACTTGGCTTGGCGATAATTTTGATCCTGTACTTCTTTATGGCTCGCTAGTTGAAGCTTATACCTACATGAAAGGCGAGGCGGATTTACTTGCGTTATACGGACAAAAATATATGGAAGCACTAGCAATTCTTAAAGGGCTTGGAGATGGCAAACAACGCCAAGACGCATACCGATCTGGTCAAGCCAGAATAGCGGTGAAATAGTTATGATTACTCAATGTTTATGCAATAGCTTTCGCGAAGAACTATTTCAAGGTGTCCATAACTTTTCTGCTATTGGCGGTGATGTTTTTAAAATAGCTCTATACACTGACACTGCACAGATTGGGGCTACAACAACTGCATATACCACGACAGGGCAAGTTGTAGCTACTGGATATACCGCTGGCGGTAAAACGCTACTTGGGCAATCCATAACAGTAGCTCAACCTGAAACAGGACCTCAGACGTATATTACGTTTGATAATGCAGAGTGGACGGGCACAGATGTAGTTGCTAGAGGGGCTTTGATTTATAATAGCTCACAATCAAATAAAGCAGTTTTGGTTCTTAATTTTGGGCTTGATGTGTCTGCAACTGACGGGGTTTTTACAATTACTATGCCCGTAGCAGCCCCAAATACAGCTTTAATATGTTTTTCATAAATAGGTATTAATATGCACACAGAAAAAGTAGATGCACAAGACTCATTAGGCGCAACAACCCTTCTTGGTGGTAGTGTAGGCGAGCAACTTTCAGTTATAGGTCGATATGATGTTAAATGCCTTGATGCTGATGGTAATTTAAAGTGGGAAGACTCAATTGAGAATCTCGTTGTTAACGTAGGTAAAGCTAATTTGCTCGGCGTGTATCTTGGTGCATTAACGCAAACAACACAATGGTATATGGGCCTCGTTTCAAAAGTAGGGTCTTTTGTGCCTGTCTATTCTTCAACAGATACACTAGCCTCTCACGGCGATGGCATAACTACAGGGTGGGCTGAGAGCACGGCTTATTCAGGTTCAAACCGTCTAGAAGTTACTTTTGGTACAGCTACCGCATCTGGAGGCGGCGCAGGAACTGCGGGCACAGGAACTATTACAAACCCTTCTGCGGTATCATTTACTATCAATGCAACAACGACCATTGCAGGAGCTTTACTGTGTCAAACTCAAACACGAGCTACAACCACAGGGATTTTATATTCTGCTGGTAGTTTTGCAACTGCACGAGACGTTATTGCAGGCGACCAGCTTCTTGTAACTTATACAGCATCAGTGTAAGGACTTATTGTGGCTGGCGGTTGGGGTAGCGGAACTTGGGGGCAAGCTGGATGGGGTGACTCAGTCTATGAGGATACTCTTACTGAATCTGTAACAGCTACGAGCACCCAATCTGGTGCAGTAACTCAATCGCAAACGCTTACTGAATCTGTAACAGCTACTGATAGTCAAACTGCAACTCGTGGTTTACCTGCTTCACTCACTGAATCTGTAACAGCTACTGATAGTCAATCATCGGTACTAAATGTGGTAGGGGCTCTTACTGAATCTGTAACAGCTACTGATAGTCAATCATCGGTACTAAATGCAGTAGGGGCGCTTACTGAAACAGCTACAGCTACTGATACACAAACTGGAAACTTAATAGCAAGTCCTACGCTAACTGAATTGGTATCAGCCACTGATGAGGTAGTCGGTGGTTTAGCAATAACAGAAAGTTTAACAGAATCAGTAGTTGCAGTAGATACACAGTCATACACATTAAACGCTAGTGCTTCATTAACAGAGACAGTATCAGCAGATTCTAGTTTAGTAGCGGGAATATTGTTTACAAATTCTATAACAGAAACAGTATTGGCGTCAGATTCACAATCTACTGTACTCTATGCTGTAGAAAGTATTACAGAATCAATTAGTGCAACTGATTCACAAAGTGTAACCGTTTATATAACGGCTAGTGTACTAGAAGAATTACTCGCAGAAGATTCACAAAGTGGTTCATTAAATGCTATAGCTTCTATACTTGAGATAGGCGATGCAGTTGATGTAGTGTTTGCTAACGGGTCGTTCTATGTAACTATTAACGAAACAGTTTATGCACTTGACTCAGTTACTGGGCGATATTTGTGGGAACCTATAGACGATACCCAAACTCCCGCGTGGAGTATAATAAACAACAATCAGACTTCTACTTGGACACCGATAACGACTTCATAGGTGCATTAAATGGCTACATCATATACAACATTATTAGGGCTTGCCCAACCTGCTACAGGCGAGCTAGGTGGTACTTGGGGATCGGTAGTTAACGCGAGCGTAACTCAACTTGTTGAGGACTCTGTTGCGGGGGTTGCTACACAATCTGTCGCTTCTGGTAATTGGACCCTTTCAACAACTGGGGCTGGTGCGACAAATGAAGCACGAAAAGCCATTCTTATCCCAACAGGCTCACCCGGTGTATCGCGCAATATTATTGCACCTAGCTCAAGTAAAGCATACCTTGTTATTAACCAATCAAATGCGGCTGTAGTGCTTAAAGGTGCAGCAACAACAGGGGTAACGATCGCTACTGGGGCTAGTGCTGTTGTTGCTTGGAATGGTAGTGACTTTGTTAATTTAACGCCCCCAGCGACTGGTGTATCAACAGGCAAGTCAATCGCAATGGCAATGATTTTTGGATTTTAATATGGTTACTCAATCTAAATTAAAAGAATTGTTTTATTATAGGGATGACGGAAATCTAGTACGCCTTGTACCTACGGGTGGACCGTGTGGACAAATTGGGCGAGCTATTGGTAGTATTTCAAATGCTGGTAGAAATAGGATGGATAAAAAATACCTTATTACAAAGATAAACGGTCAGCATTACTGCGTACATAAGTTAATTTATATGTGGCATCATGGATATATGCCAGAGCAAGTAGACCACATAAACCGAGTATCTTTAGATAATCGTATTGAAAATCTAAGAGAAGCAACTGCCTGTGAAAATGCGAGTAACCGAAAGGTGTTTACCTCAAACACGTCTAGTGCTAAAGGTGTATCATGGCATAAGTTTTCTAGCAAATGGTATGTATATATTAACGTGAATAGAAAACGTATTAACTTAGGCTACTTTAAAGATTTTGAATTAGCAGAACTTGTAGCATCGGAAGCGCGTGACAAGTATCACGGTTCTTTTGCAATATAATCATATTTATTAGGAAATATTCATGGCCAGTCCAAATATAGTTAACGTAACATCGATTTACGGCAACACATCTTATTTAGTACCTACCACAACCACCGCTACAACGTGGACAGCATTAACGCCTGCTGTGGGTACAGTGAATAAAATTGATAACATCGTGGCAGCAAACGTCACAGGTACAGCGGCAACTATTACGGTTTCTGTTAATAGCGCAGTTTCTGGTGGTGGTACGGCTTATCGTTTAGCCTATCAAATTACCGTACCTGCTAACGCTTCACTTATTATTACTGATAAGACAACTGCATTTTATGTTGGTGAGGCGCAGTCTGTTGTCGTGACATCGGGTACAACGAACGCTATCGAAATGGTAGCCAGCTACGAAGCGATTACTTAAGGAGTCTTTTATGTCAATGCGATATAAAGGCGCGGTGCTGTCAGCCACAGCACCAGTAACGTCAAGCTCAAGTGCGATAGGTATATGGACTATGCGTCAACAACTCCAAGCTGTTGGTGGGACGGGTTGGCCAGCTTATGTACCACCTCCAACTGTTATCGGTCAAGCCTACGGTGGAGGGTATTATGCCGGACAAATATCAACCACTGCTAATGGTGTAGCTACGCATTATTTAATTGTCGCGCCTAAAGCATCTGGTCAATCAACAATCGATAATATTAAATGGAAAAATGGAGGGCTTACTACAACTGGCGCAAATTCTGTAATAAACGGACCATCTAACACTTCTATCATAACAGCATTAGCGGCTACAGATTCTAATTATCAAGCTGCGGCATTTTGTTTAAATGTAAACAACGCTGGTGGTATTGGAGGGTACACGGATTGGTATATTCCAGCAACTTATGAACTTGAAGTTTTATATTACTTTTTAAAACCTAACACAGTAGCAAACGCTACTGGTACAGGAGCAAACCCGTATGCTGTATCACCAGAGCCGGTAAATACAAATCATACTAGCGGATCACCAGCTCAGACCAGTGCAACCGGTGCCAACGGTTTTAGAACTGGGGAAGCTAATACTTTTTTTGAGAACGTGTATTGGACATCTACAGAAATTTCATCTAGTAACGTAACAAACGTTAATTTTTACCATGGTCAGATAGACCAAACAGCACTTAAATATAGTAACGGCACTGTAAGATTAGTCCGTAGAGTGCCCGTATAATGGAGATTAAACTATGAGTAATCAATATGCAGGTGGGTTTATAAGCAAAACGCCACCAACGGTCACAACATCTTCAGCAAAGGGTATGTGGACGTTATCTCAGCAAGCACAATATCAGAAAGCGGGTGTTTGGCCAGCTTATGTAGCACCCCCAACTACTATTGGTCAAGCCTACGGTGGCGGATTTTACGCTGGGAAAATTGCTGTAGGTGGCGGAGGCGTAGCTACGCATTACTTAATTGTTGCTCCTAAAGCTACTGGTGAAGCGTTTGGAAAAAAATGGGGTGTTTACGGTGTAACTACCACAGCAACATCAGTGATAAATGGACCAACAAATACAACAACATTAGTAGCTTTAGGTGCAGACTATCAAGCTGCTGTATTCTGTAATGATTTAAATAGTGGCGGTGGTCTTAACGGCTACACAGATTGGTATATGCCTGCTAGAAATGAGTTAGAAGTGTTGTATTACTTTTTAAAACCGACTACAACAGCCAATAACATAAATAATGGCTCAAACGCCAATGCCGTATCGCCAGAGCCGATAAGTCAAAATTACACTAGCGGCTCCCCTGCTCAAACTAGCGCGGGTATTGGGTTTAGAACTGGTGAAACAAATGCGTTTGTTTCTAACTGGTATTGGGCGTCTACTCAACATAGTGACACCCATGCACGTCAGATAGAGTTTACCGATGGCGACCAACGCGAGGCTAATAAACAGAACACCGGTTACTACGTCAGAGCCGTCCGCAGAATACCCGTATAACAATAGGAAATCATTATGTACATACAATTAACAAACATCGATGCAGACACAGGTATTCTTTGCACAGAAGCACCAATGCGTACAGGACCGGCACTCCCAAATGTAAAAGGTTTTCAGTTTATCTTTCAAAATGAATCTGATTTTCCTATTGCATCAAATGCTGATGGTTCACTTAGCACAGCACCACTGCTTTATGGAACGTGTGATGATGATGCAGATACAACGCTTGTTGGGGTTTTAAAAGTGCTATCACAAGTTGAATTTAATGCAGATAAACAAGCTGAACATCAAGCTAGAAAGCCATACCCTTCATGGGTAGGTGACATCGACACCATGTCATGGCAATCGCCTGTACCTTATCCACAAGACGATAAGCAGTATTACTGGGATGAACCTTCTGTATCTTGGAAAGAATTTACACCAGTAATGCAGTTACCATGAAAACTGCTGAATTAGGGTACTTTGGTAATATCTGGGTTAAGCAGAACGTATTAGAGCTTGCTGGTGAAACGCACGGTGGGCATGAGCATAAATTTGACCATGTGACTTTATTAGTATCTGGTAAGGTGTGTGTTGAAATTGAAGGTCATGAACCTAAAGAATTTACTGCACCGACCTTTATTGTTATTCGCAAAGAACATCAACACAAAATTACAGCCGTTGAAGATGGTACGGTTTATTACTGTGTTTATGCTTTGCGTAATATGGACGGTGAGCCAATTGAAGATATATATGGCGAACAACATGACCCAGAATCAGCCAGTGCTAGAAATGAAGGGTATTGGGAAAACATTAAGAGGATTGATAAATGAACAAATTACTTAAAATCTGGAACTATTTAAACGCAAGATTAAAAGAACCTTCAACACACGCGAGTGTGGCGGCATTGGCAACAATGGCGGGTATGAATATTGAAGCTGGTCCTATCCATGACGGGTTAACTGCGGCTGGTGTGGTTTTTGGTATGATTGGACTGTTTGTTTCAGAAGGTAAATAATATGAGCAAATACTTCAAACCAGAAGAATTTGCGTGTCACTGCGGGTGTGGAGAGAAAGACGTTAATCCTAAGCTCGTAGAGCTACTTAACCGCATCCGTGAGTCGTTTGGTAAACCTATTACTATTATGAGCGGTAGAAGATGTGAAGCACACAACACAAAAGTGGGTGGTGCAAAGCATAGCCAACACGTCCTAGGTAATGCAGCCGACATTAAAGTAAAAGACGTACCGCCCAAAGAAGTGCAAGAATATCTCATGAAGCATTTTGATGACGATTGCAAAGGTCTTGGACGCTACAAATCTTTTACTCATATTGATGTTCGTGATGGTAAAATCGCACGCTGGAACGGATAATAAACAGGACTAAGCTATGCCACTTAAATCAATAACCTTTCGCCCTGGGGTATCCCGTGAAGGGACTAACTATGCTAACGAAGGTGGATGGTATGCCTGTGATAAAGTTAGATTTCGCTCTGGGTTTCCTGAAAACATTGGTGGGTGGCAAAAGTTTAGCCTTAATAGTTATACAGATGTATGCAGAACACTAAGAAATTGGTCTTCTATCGCAGGTAATAACTACACAGGCGTAGGCACAAACATCCGTTTCTTTATAGAATTTAGCGGAACCCTATACAACATCACACCCTACCGCCTTGTAGTTTCACCCCTTACACCAGCTAACCCACTTAATTTTGTATCAGGGCTAACGACGGTGAGCATAACTTACGCGGGACATGGTGCGTCTACCAATGATTATATTTTAATCTCTGGTGCGGTGATGGCAACTAGCGGAGTACCTGCGGCTGAAATTAATACTACCCACCAAATCACAGTCTTAGACGCGAGTACGTTCACGTTTCAAGTAACTACCTCTGCTACAGCTACTACTACCGACGGCGGGGCAGTAATCGCGCTAAGTTTTGAAGCCTCTGCTGGTCTGCCTATTAACGTAACAGGGCTTGGTTGGGGTGCGGGTACGTGGAGTCGAGGTACTTGGGGTAGCAGTGCTACTTCAGGCGGTGTGGTTCAACCTTTAGGGTACTGGACGCAGGACAATTACGGTCAAGATTTAGTTATTGCCCCTACTAACGGTGAGATATATTATTGGAAAATAAGCACGAGCGTGGCAGGTTCAGGTATCCCTGCGGCTAATGCCGTTAAACTTAGCTCTTTAAGTGGTGCGGCAGATTGCCCTACAGTTGTTACAGGTATTATTACCACAGACGAAAATCACGTAATGGCGCTTGGATGTAACGCAATAGGAGAAAGCACAAAAACTCCTATGCTCGTGCGTTGGGCAGATCAAAACAACCCCGCACTTTGGACACCAAGCATTACCACTTCAGCGGGTGGATATAAGCTTACCTATGGGGATGCTATTGTTACAGCAATTAAGACGCGCCAAGAAACACTTATCTTTACGAACAGCGCATTATATGGGGCGCAGTATGTAGGTACACCATTTACGTTTAGTTTTCAACCACGCTCAACTAATATCACGATTGCTTCACCCTTTGCCGCTATCTCAGTTAACAACATTACTTATTGGATGGGGCATAAAAAGTTCTTTACCTACGGTGGTACAGTAGAAACGCTCCCTTGCTCGCTACGTCAGTATATTTTTAACGACTTTAATTACGCACAACAGGCTCAAACCTTTGCGGGGTCAGTGGGTGAGTTTAATGAAATTTGGTGGTTCTATTGCTCTAGTGAAGCAGAATCCCCTGACCGCTACGCTGTCTATAACTATCAAGAGCGCATTTGGTACTACGGCACTATAAACAGAACTGCTTGGATTGACTGCCCTGATAGAACCTACCCTATTGCAGCTAGTGATGGAAACTTAATCTACCAAGAAAATGGTTTAGAAGACAACGCAACAGGCACTTCACTACCTATAGCTGCCTATATTCAGTCAGCGGATTTTGACCTTGATGATGGGTATCAGTTTATGTTTATTCGTCGCCTTATACCTGACATTACGTTCTCTGGGTCTACAGATGAAACACCTGCGGTTGTTATGACGCTCTACGCTAGAGACTTTCCAGGCGGTCCATATAACCAAGAAACGGATGAACCCATTGCAAGAACCACAACAATCCCTGTAGAACAGTACACAGATCAAAAATGGCTACGCCTACGTGGACGTCAGATAGCATTTAGAATTGCTAGTGATTCAACAGGTACACAGTGGTCGCTGGGTATCCCGCGACTCGAAATTGTTGCTGATGGGAGAAAATGATTTATGGCTTCAACTAATATACAAATACCCGTTCTACCTGTACCTCCTGTACAATATGACCAAAACTGGGCGAACCAATTACTACGTGGGCTTAACGCTTATTTTACGGCATTACAGAACCCAGGTCCTATGCGGGGCACAACCATCACATTAACCGATTTACCCACTAGCAGCGCAGGACTTGAAACAGGGTCTTTGTGGAATGACAGTGGTACCGTAAAAATAGTATAGGAGCAGTCATGCACAGCGTTGCCAATAAATTAGCACAATATGGTCGTGGAGGTGATGACACACTAGTCCACATGAATAAGGCAGAAGTGGCTGGGCTTAACGCGCTTAACCATGCATTAAACAATCGCCCTCTCTCAAAAAACCCAGTAACAGGTATGACTGAAGCGATGGACTTGACTGACATCCTCGCAGGTCTTGGTATTGGTGTGGCTGCTGCACTTACTGGTGGCGCGGCTGCCGCCGCTGCTCCTATGCTTTTGGGTGCTACAGCGGGTGCGGCTGGTGGTGCGGGTGCTTTAGGTCTTGGCGCTCTTGCTGGCGCGGCTACTGGCGCTGGGCTTAATGCAGGTAAAGCCGCTATTAAAGGCGATCAAGATAT